TGATTTTGATTGCGTTGGTGAATAATCCTGATCGTTCTCCATCTAATCCCTTTCTCTTGCCGGCAACTGATAAATCCTGACAGGGCGAGCCGAATACGACCAAGTCGATGTGTCCTAATTTCTTAATTCTGTTTTCCGTGATTTTAGTAACATCCCCCAGATTTAGAACACCAGGGTAATGATGCTCAAGAACCGCGTTGGGAAAATCCTCAATCTCACTAAACGCAACCGGCTCCCACCCTAATGGGTGCCACGCTTGTGTTGCGGCTTCAATGCCGCTGAATAGACTTAAATATTTCATCTAATCATTTTCCTCACCGGGTAACCGGCGTTTAATGTAGGCGGCCATTCGATCCATCCGGCGGTCGGACTCATCTTGTCGGATAAGCATCTTGTCGATCTGTGTCTCCAAGTCTTTTATCGAGGTTCGGCACACCCTGTTCCGGCGGAGAGTGTACCCAGCGTCTGCGACAATTCTTCGTAGATGACTGCTGCTGATGGCAGTAGGAATATCCGAAAATGCCTCATTCAACTTAAGCTGTAGCTGTTCAAGTAGGTCGTCCGACCGAAGCCTCATAACTCCCGTGTCGGTATCGACGTAATCGGTTAATATATTTCTCAAATAATAATACTGATCGTTCGATAATCTCGTTCTTACACTCATATTTTATCCCCTATGCTTCAAAACCCATTTCTTCACTTCCGCTGGCACCCACCGGCGATGCGCTCCCCTAGTTCCCCCAGTGGGTAACTGTATTGCTTTCGGGAAGGTGTTTTTACAGAGCAACTTCCGCCTGACTGTGTACATGCTGACCCCAAGATATTCAGCGACATCTTCGTCGCGCCACAACTTATCGTTCATTTCCTCGGCCTCCGAATACCATACGCCAACACTAAATGTTGAAGCTCCATCACCTTCATTCCGACCAACTCTTTCGCGAGAAATTGGTCCCAGTTCGAGTCGGTCAGCGCCTTGATCAGTTTGCAACGCTTCATTTCAAAACTGTCGTCATCATCGATGATCAAACTTCCTTCAATATTCCTGCCCATAACCTCGCCTCATTCTCTTGCTGTTCTTTCGGTTTACTCAACGTCCTGAGGTCCTTCCCTCGATCATCGTGCCGGGGTAAATAATAATCTGTGTTGTTGTTCCACAGATCTACCAAACCACGAACCGTGACGTTCTCAGGAATGGGTATCAATCCCAGAACCTCACACACTCTGCCGATGTCTATCGGGCCATACCTATCTGCACAGACCTCTGTCTCGGTGCGTGCGCGTCTCCGTCCACCTTTTTTTACCATTATTCTTTTATCCAATTCAGTTTCCACATTCACCTCTAAAGTTGTTAGTCGCCGAATCAACGCTGATCTCGAAAAGGGTCCGATCTACTTTTCCTTATCCTCAAACCCCCGGAGAAGACCTAGTCGCCTTCGGCTGCGGGCGTTTTTCTCACTCATTCCCACCACCCGCTGGGGAATCCCTAGTTCAGTAACGGTGTTGGCGCTACTGCCCGCTAGGGGCGGGACCCAAGCCCCTCTCACAGGGGATGTTTATTGAAACCGTAACGAACAATCGTCGAAAATTTGTCTTTTGTATCTACGGTTACCGTGTCCGGCCAGCGTAATTTTGATGTCTGATCTAGCGCCAATCCGACAGAATAGGGAATGGGTGAATCGATACGTTTTTCCCACCAACGTAGCGCCTTCTTCCACGCGTATCCCTGATGCTCGATGCATATCCACTCACTCGTAACTCGCCTTAATCCAGAGTAGTAATCCACTCTGAGACTGGGGGTCTTCCCTTTTTTTGCATGGCGCGAGTAAGTGATATCGGTGACCGGATAGGTGCGGAAATCGCTGTGGCCCTCATCTAAAATCGACAGCCCAGACGCATCCCGATTGAGCTTAATTTCTCGGTCCTGTACATCAAAAATATGCCCGCAAGAAAAACAGGTTCGCAGACCCAGAGCGCACTCAGACAAGCACTTCGGACATTGTTTAGTGATTGCTTCCATCTTGAAAGAGCGTGGCTTGCGGCCTTGGATTTTATTGACTGGACCCATCACGGCAGAGTTATCCGTATAGTCAGCGATGAGCGCTGGCTTATTTTTTTTGTTTGGATGAGGACGCATGGCGCGGCCTATCATCTGAACCCATAAGATAGGTGATCGGGTGTTTCTCAGCATCCCTATGAAGTCAGTGCCTGGTGAATCAAAACCGGTGGTTAAAACGCCGATGGAAACCAGACAGCGCAGCTCACCTGACCGGTGCCGCTCAATCATACTGGCACGAATATCTTTCGGAGTTGATCCGGTGATGACTTCTGCATCGATGCCATTTTTTACCAGTTCTCTGCCGACGTTATGAGCGTGATCAACGGTGACGCAAAAAACAATCCAGCTCTTACGGTCAGCGCCGAGCTTTGCCATATCACGACAGGCTTCTCTAGTAAAATCGCTTTTGTTAATAAGGCTATCCAGCTCAGAGATGACAAAATCCCCACTGCCAAAACGCTTCACAGAAGACGCGTCAAACTGGATTGATGTCTTGGCGGGAGCAATCTTGCAGAGGTAGCCCTCCTTAATTAATTCCATCATCTCGACAGACGCGGCGATGTCTGTGAACAGGGAGTTTTTAGCTTTGTGCAGCCAGACACCATCACCCCGAAAAGGCGTGGCAGTTAGCCCGCAGACGCGCAACGCTGGATTACGCCCGGTTAGTTTTTCGATAGCCGATCTAATCATCCCCACATTATCATTGTTGGTCAGGTGCGCTTCATCAATAATAATGAGGTCGAACTTACCTATCTTATCGATGCGTCTGAAGATGGTCCCGATGGTCCCGATGATGATCGATTTGTCATAATCGAACCGATATAGTGATGCCGACAGAACTCCAACAACAGATTGATCATCGATCATGTTGAGTAGCTTTTCATGGTTCTGCTCACACAGTTCTTTGGAAGGAACGATGATCAATATTCTCTGATCACCAAACTCCATTGCCAGTCGGCATATCTCAGCGACGATTAGCGATTTACCTGATCCGGTTGGCAAGCCCATCAAAGGATGGCCGGTTTTATTTTCACCAAACCAATGCCAAAGCTGATCGATAACCCGCTGTTGGTAGTCGCGTAACTTATATACCGTCTTCATTCAACGACCCTTCCATCACCAACCTCACGAATCGTATCGACATCTTTGTCGCCCAGAACCGCTGGGTTCGCGTTCTGAATTTCTTTTGACGAATAACCGGGTATCATCCAACAGTTTTCAAACCGAGTGCCGTCGGCCTTCTCGTAGGTGATGGAATTGCGTGACTTGTCACCATCGACAACTTTGGCGAAGGTAATGAAATTCGGGTTATAGAGATGCTCTTTGCATTCGGTGGTTTTTTGATCGATGATATCGCCGCCAAAATATGCACACGACCATCGAGCGTCACCATCCAGCTCGGCAGTTGAATGCACACAGGTGCGGCAGTTGATTGCTGCCATCTCGCTGCCGTGGCAGATGTCTTGATAATCACACCACTTGCACTGATACCAGCTGGGATCTTCGGATATCTTTTCTGGGGGTGAATCAGATGTGATAATAGTATTAGCGCGATTCAGCAGAACCTCGGCAACGCTCTTATCGTATTTGACTCGCTCGGAATAAAGGCTGTCGTCGTTCTTGTTAACAACTAGGTAAAAAGCACGATCCATCTGGGACCAGTGCATATACATCTGCATCTGGGCGAAGTGTTCGGGTTTGGCCTTCTCGACACCTTCTTTGCATAACTTTTTAAACGCCTTGTCGCCGGATGTCTTGAACTCAATAACGTGCCAGGTTTTTCTGGCCTCAACAAATCCAACACCGGCCCCATCCATCGAGCCACCGAAGTGGCCCCCGATGGCACCGAAGGTGAATTGTTTGCCGGTTCCTTTATCAACCGTGACCACATGAACACCGGCATCTCGCAATAATTTAACTAGGTTAGGTTCTTCCAGATGACCACGTTGAAAAAGTCTTAATATTCTGCCGGCTCTCTTATGTAGCTTGCTCCATCGAAACGAATACCAGATCTGCCGCTGGCACGGCGTTCCAATAATCGATGCTCCCAGGTGATGCCGAAGACCATCGTCGGCGTTGCACTCGACGACTTCATCTATCTTAGATACAGTGGTTTCCGGCTGCGGGATAGTAGCCATTTTACTTAGCCCAAGGTGCGGCTGAAGTTGTAGCAGCAGCTTGTGGTGCCGCTTGCGCTTGTGGGGCTGGCGTAACTCCTCCACCGAGTGGTCGGTGGTCGTACTTTTTGACGCGGTTTTTGTCGCTGTAGCCGTTAGTACCAATTTCGATGCCGACAAAGGCTTTGAAAGGCTTGTTGTGCAGGATCGCTGACTCGGTGACCGACTCAACGCCAATTGCTTTACAGATGCTTCCGAGGTTGCGCTGTGCAATTTCTACAGCAGTAGGGTTAGAGTTAATTAAGTTAAGGTTATCCCAGATCTTACGACCCTTATGCGCCCCATCAACGATCTGCATCGATAGCTTTAGCATCTGGCCCCCTTTCTGTGTGGTTGCCATCTCGCTGTCGGTGATCATAAGCGTGTAAGTGTCTTGTGGTACTGGCTCAAACGATGGTTGATCTTCAAAGAGAGAATCATCTAAGTCGCTGAGATTGAAATTTAAATTAGCCATTGTTGGCCTCCTTTTTTGTAGTTGGAAATAGTTCTGCTGAAAGTGCTGCCCAAGAGAGCGGAATTTCAGCGGGTAATACCATGCGGCTTTTGGCCGTGTAAGCTGGATTAGGTGAGGTGTGCAAGATGCGCTCTGATGTCGTCATGGCGCGGTTGCGTTTCTGGTTAAACCCTTTCGCATCCTCGCTAGTGGTAATGACCTTTTGGTTGGCGAAGAAGATGCAATCTGAGTATTCTTCTACCAGTGCCGATGCCTTCTTATGAAGTTTCAGCGCATAACTGTCGTATGGAGGATTTAAGGGTTCTTCGATCTTGAGAATCTGAGAATGACAAACCATTAAGATCATCATGCCCTTAACATTCCTGAGTGCCGTGACACCCTCGAAAAACTTCTTCCATAATCCCAACGCTTCGGCATAGCCTTGGCCATAAGGGATCTTGGAGATATCTTCGACCTTGTTGTTTTCTACGACTTTCTTCCATATCATTGCTTCCAGCCAATCCAATGAATCAACGGCCAGTGTCATGTACTTGTGATCGTCGGTGAAAAGAACTCCGATGGATTCAAGCACCTCATCGAACGAGGTTGGTTGGAATGCTTGGGTGGGTAATTCGCCTAGTCCTCCCTCCAAGTCAATGAAGATGGGGTTAGGGGCTTGTGATGCTAATGTTGATTTGCCGATACCTGGGCCACCGTGAATGACTATTCTGGGGGCCAGTTTTGCGGGTTGTTTGATGCTTTCCAGTGAAATTGCCATATTAGTACTCGATGTCTTTGAGAGTGACCGCAACTTTTGCGGGTTTAGTGGTGATAGCTTGGGAGATTTGCTTGAATGTTTCAGGCTCGTTATTTTCGAGGTAGCGAATAGCCTGTAAGATTAGATGAGGCTTGTACTCGATTGGGTGCAGTCCGTCGGGAATGGTGTGCTTAATCTCCTCCCATTTTTTAGGATCAAGAGTGCGGGTTAACTTGCCGGTTAGAGTGACTCTTAATCCACAGCTTTCAAATGAGCTGGAGCCCTCAGTCTTGTCGAAACCCACCAATTCGATGAGTTGTTTTTCCGCTTCGATTCGACGAAGACGGGCAAGCATCTCTTGTGTTTTTGCGGTCCTGATTTGATCGGTTACAGCAGCAACCAAATTTTCTGTAGTGAGTTCTGCAAATGAAGTAACCGTCGCATTGTCTTTTGCTAAAGTAGCCATGAATTAACCCTCCGATATGAGTGCCAGCAGCACGAACGCAGCCGCAAGGCAGCCGATAAAGGCGATGCCGGCGAGTGCCGACTCCCACCAACTTTCTTCTTCACGCACAACAACGCTAGTTGTGCAGTTTTTATAGTCGATCATCTTTTTCCCCACTCTGTTTTGTTGGACTCGTACTCATTAAAACATAAGTTTTAATTCAAAGCAAACATAAGTTTTAAAAAAGGACGCAAAAAATTAATAGGATTGAACTTGAGTAATAATTAGATCAGCGCAGAGTACCAGAACACCCGACCTAGGATCGTGATGTCGTCTACATTATCGTGAGTTTCGTCGGGCCAGTCGGTACTGTTGTATGAGCGGAGACGTAGTCCGCCCCAGGGAATTCTGTATATTATTTTAACGCGAAGGTAGTTGTGTTGGCCTATTGCATAGATATCACCATCCACAATAGATGTGTTGCCGATATCGATTCCGACGGTGGAGCCGTCCGGCATGACCGGCTCCATCGAGTTGCCAGATACGGTCACACAGGCCGCGTTTTCTGGATTAATACCCAATCTATCTAATGTGCGGCGTGAAAAGCGCAGTTCTCTGCCAGAATTAAACTCTATCTTTCGTGGACCAGATCCAGCGGCTAACTCTACCTCTCTATAATATGAGAGGGTAACGTCGTCGCTGTCCATCGGCGTATCACCCCCCCAAGCGCTTACCGGTTTAGGGGTCTGCCCGGAGGATAACCAGACAGGATCAACTCCAAGACAGTTTGCGATATCAAATATCTTCTTAGAAGTTTTGGATTTGCCAGAGACAAGTTTTTGAATAGCGGTTTGCGACACCCCGACCTTGTTGGATAGCTCGGTCTGCGTCACTCCGGCGTTGGTCATTGCCTGAGTTAGTCTAGTTGCTAGAGTGTTCATCTCTTTGCGCTCCATTATAAATAGTCACCATAGGATACTTAATAACCTTCGTTTTAAAAAGAATAATGTATAGAGAATGCTAAAAACAAACCTACATAATAATATTGATAATAATTAAAACATAAGTTATAGTGCGACCATGACCATAAAAAATAATTCAAAACAAAGCATCCAACAGGCCGTCGAGATAGCTGGGGGGCAAACTGCCCTAGCGAAAATGGTGGGCGTTCAACAACCGCATATCTGGAACTGGCTCAATCGGGACAACAAGCTGCCGCTCGAAAGAGCGCTGGCTATTGAACGAGCGACGATGGGGAAAGTGACCGTCGCAAAGTTACGGCCAGATCTTTACTGATTTATTAGCGCCTCTACATTAGCCTCGATCCGTCGGGGCATTTTTTTTGGGAAACGAATATGCCGACACTACCCTGGGAACAACCAGCTGTAACGACCTCCACCACCGAGCCTATCTCAGTCGTCGGCACACCGCTGCACTATGCGCTGAATTATGCTGATCTGAAGTGGCGGGTGTTTCCGGTTCACTCGGTTAAAGATGGGCACTGTTCATGTAAGGCCGGCAAGCACTGTACGAATAAGGGTAAGCATCCAATCACGGCGCATGGTTTTAAAGATGGGTCCATCTATAAAGAGAAGATCAAGCGATGGTGGGACGCATACCCTAATGCCAATATAGGAATCAGAACCGGTCCTGAGTCTGGGATATGGGTATTAGATGTCGATATCGATCATGACAATGGCAAGCTGGGTGATAACTCACTGGAAGAGCTAGAAGATATACACGAATATCTACCCTCGACGGTTGAAGCAATTACAGGGGGCGGGGGAAGGCATCTGTTTTTTAAATATCCATCCAACCAAGTCATTAAGTCAGGCACCAACGTGATCGGGGATAACCTTGATGTGAGGGGTGTGGGTGGCTATGTAATCGTTGAGCCCTCCAGTCATCATAGTGGTGGGAATTATGTATGGGAGGGCAGCTCAGACCCTCTTGCTGGGGCGAAAGTTGTTGAGGCACCCGAATGGTTGATTAATTTAATAATCACGCCTAAGAATGAGCCTACACAGGCCATACCATCGTCAGGGGGTGGGCTGAAGGCGCTGCTTGAGGCTGAGTTAGATGAGATCGTTGATGCGCTCAGACATATCGAGAGCGAGGACCGTGATACCTGGTTAAAAGTCGGCATGGCAATCCATTCGATAGACGATGGGGGCAATGGTTATGAGTTGTGGAATAGATGGTCCAAGACCAGCGAGAAATGGGACGAGCAAGATCAGATCAGGGTATGGAATAGCTTTAAGAACAGCGACAACCAACTCAATAAGGAGAGCATCTTCTTCTGGGCCAAGGACGGGGGCTGGATTAATCCGCTGGAAGGTAGCGGCGAAGAGATACAGAAGGTGCCTGATGAGGTCAAGTTGAGTCCAACAGTCGGAGATTTTCCAGAGGTGTTGCTTGACCCACCAGGCATCATGAATGATATCACAGATTGGGCTGATGTGACTTCACCCAAACCCCAACCACATCTAGCCATTCAATCAGCAATGGCTGCCGTATCGACTGTTCTAGGACGAAGATTCAAGACGAACTATGGTAACTGGTCAGGCTTGTTCTTTATCAACATAGCGCCANNNGGTGAGGGGAAGGAATACGCAAAGAAGGTGATCGAGGAAGTGCTTTCGGAATGCGGGGATTATGATCGGCTCGGAGGAAATGGTTATACGTCATCGGCTGCGGTGTTCTCGATGCTTAAACAAAAGCCGGCTCATGTGACGATTATCGATGAGATCGGACGAGATCTGCAAGCATCAGGCGCAAAGACCAACAACCATAAGTTTGAGGCGATGACTGCCATGATGGAGGTCTTNGGNNGATCCGATGGCGTGCAGCGGCAACGGGCTTATGCNACNGGTGGGCTCAANCCGGCAGAAGAAAAGGCGAAGACCGAAGAGAAGGTATTTAATCCGGTCTTAACGATGCTGGGTATTACGACACCACAGAGTTTCTTTGGTGGGCTCGGAAGCCATTCTATCCATGAAGGGTTCTTGAATCGTTTCCTAGTGATGGTTTCGCCATTGGAACGGCAGAAGATGAAGTTCGGGCAGCGTTCAGCCAAGCTCCCTCCAAGCATTAAGGCATGGGGAGAGCGGATCAAGGCGCGATGCAATGATCGGGGAGAGCTGGCAGAGGCGACAGAGAATGCGTCGATGCTTGAGGCTAGTCCGTTGGAAATCATTATCACGCCGAAGGTATTAAGTTTGTTTGAGGCTATGGACGAGCGTTCTATGCAGAGGCGGATAGTTCTTGATAATGAGGGTGGGGGTTTAAGTGATTTGTTAACCCGGACCGTTGAGAAGGCGATGAGGTTGTCTTTGGTATGCCAGTTGGCGATTGATCCTGATTCGGATGCGATTGGTGAGGCCGCTGCAAGTTATGCCATAGCGTATGCGGAATACTGTGATGATCGGCTGGTGGAGTCCTCCAGAGGGTTAATTCATGATAATGATTTTAGTCGGCATCGTGCATTGGTGGTTGAGTATGTGAGCAAGAAAGTGGTGGTGACTGCCAGAGATTTATCGAGAGGATTGTCTTTGTTTAGGGGGATGAAATCGAAGGAGCGTAACGAGATTTTAGAGGTACTGGTGAGTGATGGGGATATCGATAGGGAGACTAAGAAGACCTCCAGTGGTAGGAGTTACTATGTTTATCGAAAAGGTTAGGGAGAAAGGGTCGGTGACCAAGTGTCACAAGTGTCACCAAACGTCACAGTAGTGTCACAGCGATTTGTGACAGCAAACCCTAGGCGTGGCGGGGGTTGTAGAGGTTTTTGGGCAAGTGTCACAGATTTCCTAGTAAATATAAAAAAACAGGGTAAAAGGGAGTATATAGGGTATATAGAGGGGGGGTATGTGACACTGTGACACTATAGCTGTAGAGCGCGTGGTTACTGGGGTTTGGTTGCAATGACACTACTGTGACACTTGTGACACTACGAAATGAGGACCGAGGTGAAGATGGGACGGTACATGAGTGATATTGAGGATATGTTTGAAAGGCAGTTGGTTGAGCATGGGGTGGGGGAATGGCGGCCTTGGGAGCGTGAGTTTAAGTTTCATCCGACGAGGGGGTGGCGGTCAGATTTTGCTTGGAAGGAGGATATGTTGTTGGTTGAGATCGAAGGGGGGATATATGCAGGGGGTAGGCACACCAGGGGGAAGGGGTTTGAGAATGATTGCGAGAAGTATAATGTGGCTACATTGATGGGGTATTCGCTGTTGAGGTTCAGCGGCGGCATGGTTGAGAATGGGGTCGCTGCTAAGATGGTGGGAATGTTTTTGGCTGGACGAGGGTTGAGGGAAAATGAAGATCGTGAATAAATGGTTGAACCGGTGGATCAGGCCGTCAACAACACCGAGCGTTGTTAAGATTCAGAAGTATGGGTACACCGACAGGACAATTGAGCGGTGTTGGTGTGGTGGAGGGTTGATAACATTTTACAGTAGGAGTGAAAGGGTGTGTATCTCGGCTAAGTGCGGTAGAAAGTACGATTTACACAACGGCGTAGAAATTAAGCATCAGAGATAAGG